ATGATGGCATTCATTTAGCACTACCACACTTTAAATCTACTAGTAGACGCTTATAGCTATCTAGTGCATTCTTAACTTTATCAGCACATACGGACTCACAAGTATTTATCTTGCACTCAGCTTGACATTTAATTAAATCACTAGTGCATATTTTTTGTTGCTCTGCTTTATCTTTTTTACACTGGGCTAGCATATCCATATTATCTTTACACTGTACATGCTTAGGTATAAAGCCCTCTTTAACGCCCATACTATACGCAAATACTAATGAGAGAAGCCACACGCCCCCTATTATCATATATATTTTATTGCTTAATGATGATATGTTAAAAGTATCTAATGACATAATAAACCTCATGATGTGGAGTTAGAAAGATGGACTATAATAGCTTAGCAAGCATAGCAAGCATAGCGGGTGTAATACTAGCTTACTTTTCTTTTATGAAAGATAAATTAGCTAACGCAGAGGAATTAGGCAAGCTAAAACAAAAGGTGGCTAGCTTAGAAGAGCAGGCTAGGGCCAACGAATCAAGATTTCAAACGATAGAAAGCAAGCTAGATTTAATACAGCAATCTTTAACTAGATTAGAGACACTATTAAAAAAAGACTAAATTTAATAATTGAATCTAAAGGGCTAATCTCATAGTCTAGCTAGACACCCCTACAACATCAAGAGGTATCAACTATGCAAAATGAGATTTTAGGCCGCGTATCTTTTGCGGCACAGTACGCTAAAGAAACAAGCACAGGGCGTGAGACGTGGGCAGAGGCGGTGGATAGAGTTAAAACTATGCACTTGAATAAATTTAAATATAGTGATGAGGCACAAGACTCCATAGAGTGGGCCTTTGAATTCGTATATAATAAGCGTGTATTCCCATCTCAGCGGTCTATGCAATTTGGCGGGCGGGCTATTGAGCGTAACAACATGAGAATCTATAACTGTACTTACTCGACATGTAATAGAATAAGATTTTTTCCAGAGGCATTCTGGCTATTACTTAGCGGATGTGGCACAGGCTTTAGCATACGTAAAAAGCACACTAATAAACTGCCATTCATGATCTCAGAGGAGACATTAAATAAACGCCCCCCGCAGACTCATATAATAGCAGATAATATAGAGGGCTGGGCTAATGCAGTAGAGATGCTTATTAGTAGTTACTGCCTAGGCTCATACTATGATATACGATATGAGACAGAGCCACATTTTGATTATAGTAAACTCAGGGCCAAAGGTGCTAAAATATCAAGTGGCGGGCGGTCACCAGGTTATAAGCCGCTTGAGACTGCTATAGAAAAGATACGGGCACATTTAAAAATGATGGTTAAACGAGATAGGAAATTTAGGCCTATTGACTGCTTAGACATTACCATGTTTTTATCTGAGGCAGTGCTTAGCGGGGGCGTGAGACGCTCAGCTAGTATAGCTATATTTGATAAAGATGATGAGGAAATGATTAACGCTAAGCGGGGGGAATGGTGGAAAAATAATGGGCAGCGGGCCTATGCGAATATTAGCGCAGGCATTAAGACAGATGGCAATGAAGATAAACATCTAGCTACTAAAATTTTAATGAGTGCTAAGGAATGGGGTGAGCCTGGTATAGCTTTTTTTAAGTCAGATCATCATGGTACTAATCCATGTGCTGAGATAGGACTTTTAGGCCTGTGCATTACAGATGGCAAGGGTGACCTTATAGATGATGTAACTATAGATATGCTTGAGAATATGGAATATTACCAAAGCAAAAAAGGCTATTCATATCACCACGGGTGGCAGGCATGTAACTTAACTGAGATCAATATGGCTAGAAATAAAACTAGATATGATTTCTTAGAGGCGTGTAAGGCGGCATCCATCATAGGTACATTGCAAGCAAGCTATTTAAACGCGGGCTATCTAGCACATACGTCTAGACGCATCATAGCACAAGAGGCTCTAATAGGCGTAAGCCTAACGGGCATGTGTGAGAATCCTATTTCATTTGATGCTGAGATTTTAAGGGCGGGGGCTGCTATAGTGAATGCTTTTAATACACAGTACTCTGATGTGTTTAGAGTTAACTATGCTAGCCGCACAACTTGCATAAAGCCCAGTGGTAATACATCCACAGTGGCGGGCGGTATATCTGCGGGCATCCATCCACATCACGCTAAGAAATATATAAGGCGTATGCGTCTTAGTAAAGTTAATCCTATCTGGGATGAGCTACTAGCCAAGGTGCCTGCGGCTTGTGTTGATTTAGATGAGCACACGGGTATAGTACAGTTTGCATGCTCTGCACCTGAGGGTAGCATCACTAGAGAAGATGACACAGCACTTAATCACTTAGAACGCGTTAAGCTAGTCTATGAAAACTGGGTAGCACCTGGTAGTGTACAGAGTAGAGTAGAGGGCCTCACGCATAATGTTAGTAATACATGTACAGTTAAGGAGAATGAATGGCCAGAGGTAACGCAGTTCATATGGAATAATAGAGAGTCATTAAGAGGGGTGGCACTGCTTAGCTATGTAGGTGATCACATGTATAACATGGCCCCTTATCAGACGGTAGTAGATGGCACAGATAGTGCTAAGCTATGGAATGATCTAGCGGCTATTAACTGGGATGAGGTAGATTTAAATAAGCGGGGGGAGGGTGAAAGCCCTACACTAGAGCCCGCTTGTAGCGGTGGCAAGTGTGAATTAACTTTTTAATTGACAATCAATTAAAATAAGTTTATAAATGGCAATAAGATTAGATATGTCCTTTTGCCCTTGTTTCTCCTTTTAGCAAGGTGCCCCCAGCTAGTCATAGGTAGGCCCTTATCTTTTAGATTTTGCTATGACTATAATGCAATTAAGCCAGGGGGAGGCTAGTATACACATAGCGTGGGTGCTAGTTGTTTAGTAATGAAAGCCCACGCTATTTAATTACATCTTAGATGCATGATACTGCATGATTAAATCAAATAGTGCCCAGTCGTTAGGATCACCCACAGCGATATATTCTTTAATATCATTTAACGCATTAGCATTAGTAATGCCTTTAGCAGCTAAGCACGTACTATAAAATGCCTCGCATCTCATACGCTCTATAGCAGTCTCTAGATGTGCTAGTGTGTTATCTGCGTAAACAGTTTCTAGTAAGATGGTGTCTAACTCCTCAGCTAGTGCTATTTGTTTATCCTCACTTAAGGTGCCTACGTCTAAATCATCTGCATTAGATGTAACGCTAATGAAGTAAGGCTTAGCCATCACTTGACGCTGTGCGGGTGCGGGTGCGGGTGCGGGTGGCACAGACGGCGGCGGGTTACTTGGTACACGCTCACCCTCTACACTTTGAAATATGATTTTATCTTTCTCTGCGTCTGATAATTTATCATTCATTTCTGCGAGCTCATCAGGGCTATAAGTTTGGCCTATGATGTCTGAGTAAAAAGCACGTAGTAAAGCTGTTAAGCATCTCTTATGCAGCATATTTTTAGGCATAGTCTTCCATGCCCTATTATTCAATAAGCCGCGTGCCTTAGCATCTGCAATAGTAAAAGACCATGTATGCTCTGGTATATCAAAGTCTAGTTCATCTCTACGCTTAGTGCCCAGTGTGCATACGTTATCATTAAGCTCAATAATGCGGATATAGCCACATACTTTAGTATTGTTATTATCACGATAGCCAAGTACGATACCCGCCATAGCATCTGCATTAAGTGCGGGCTTGCCACTAATTACATAAGTATGGGCTAGCGTGATAGCTACATTACCATTATAAAAGTGCCCAAAGGTAGCGAACGCCACTTTATTATCATGATAGTCTTTTTGATTTTTAGATAGTGCTGAGATTAAAGTCTCTTGATCTTGTGTAAACATAAGTTACTCCTTAGTGGTATAGTGTGTTAATTAAGTGTTTAATGTAATCATCATCTGTGCCTCGCACGAATTCAGAATAGACATTAACAAGGTGTGAGAAGTCACGGGCATCTAAGTCTAGCTTCTCACCAGGGAATTCACCCCATGTAAAAAGTAGCTGCTCTGCTTGTTCTTCAATTTTAATTTTATTAAGTACATTCATGTTAATTAGGTGCTGTATATCCTCATCATGCACCCGCTCTAAATGTTGCATAGTTTTAAATAGTGCTAGCACTACATCATGTTGTAATTGCTTAGAATACTTGCTTACTTTTATAGTAGAATAATCAGTAACATCTTGATAGCTCATAAGAGCTAGGGCTATTAAAGCAATGATTAAAAGATATAGCATTATTTAAAGTCTCCTAGTGTAAGCTGTACGCCAGTTAAGGCATAGTGAGAGTTAGCTAGTCTTAACGCACTAGTCATTCTCATATCTCTTTTTAGTAAGTTAGTTAACTCGCTAGAAGTTAATCCCATATGCTCTGCTAGCTGAATCATGGTTAAGCCTTTAATAGCTAGCTCTGATTTGATTTTATTTTTTAACATTTTGTTTTCCCTTAGTAGCGATTAAATTGTCACTGTTAATAAGCTGGATGAGTTCGTAGTGAAATAGTTCCCTTACTGTGGCATGATTGCCTGAAAGAACATATAAATATGTCATTGCTTCGCAACTTGGATCTCCATTATATAATTTATATTCTAAAATCTGAGTAATCTCAAAGATCTCTTTTGTTGCTGGGTCCTCAAATGTATCAATTAATGAGAAGTTCATGTTGTCTCTCCTTAGGGTGTTTGTGTTATTTTGTAAGTGCATCTCTAAAGCTAAGTCTAGCCCAAATGCATAGTTTATCAATATTGATAAGGCCACTCTCATTAACAATGAATAGCCAGTCGTTACTTGGAAATGAAAGCAAGAAATCAATAGCAGAGTCACAAGTAAAGTCTTGATCATAAAAAAAGCTTAAGTCTTGTAATACATCTTGATTAACAAAATCATTTAATGAGAATGTAGGTCTTGATGATCTTAGAAAGTTAAGCATGCTAGATACTTCTTGATGTGTCGCTTCTCTGTTATTCATGTTGTCTCTCCTTAGAGTGTTTGTGTTAATGACGTTGCCGCCTGGTGATGATTAACTATAAACATAATCTTTTTTATATGTCAAATCTTTTTTTAAAAAAAATAAAAAACTTTTTTATAATAATATTTCTTGACGCGATAATCACATATATATATATACATAGACTATGTGCTATGTAGCACGCTTAACACACGCACCCATGGAGTAAAGCATGGTTAATGAATACGACTTACGCTATGCAGTAATGCAAGCGGATATAAAACCTACTGTTAAAGTAGTAATGCTAACTATACTCATGAAAGTAGACTGGCACACATGGACTAGAACAATAGCATTAAAGTCTATAGCTGATTTTGCTAAAGTCAGTTACCGCAGTGTACTAAGAGCACTAGATGAGTTAGAGCAGCTGGGGTGGATAAGTAAGGATACTAAACGCATTCAAGCTAAGAACACACCCACAAGCATAACAGTACATCATTTAGTAATCTTTCACAGTGAAGTAAAACAAATTAACGTAAATGATAGTGACAAATTGTCATATGACAAAATGTCATCATGTCAAAATGTCACTAGGGGTAGTGACAAAATGTCACTAGGTATATGCCAGAATGTCACTATGGATAGTGACAAATTGTCATACAATACAATATATAACAATATTAACAATAATAATAACAATACGGATAACTCAGATTATGAACATTACAGAGCTTACTATGCTAGTCATAATTTTAATATTGATGGCCCTTGTAATGCGGATGAGCTAAGGCCAGATGTATTAGAATATAGACTATCACAGGAGCCTACTTGGCAGCGTCTAAATAAATTTACTAATTACTCACAAGCTAAAGCTGAGCTATTGAAGCGTGCCCAATGGTTTAACATCACACCAGGTGCACAGACTCAAAAGTTTATTAGATACGAGATTGCTAACGAGGGGGTAACATGGAAAAATTAGGCACTGCACTTATAAGCATATTGGATGGCATCAACATAGCACCAGGTGCTAAGCCGCCCCCGCCTCCTGAATATCTCAAAACAGTTAATGCAGATTCATTGCATACATATGATTTAATTAAACGCGGCAAAGCACGCTACTTAGTAGCGGGTGAGGTCCCATGTAATTGTGCTAACGGTTATGTTTATAAGCGAGATGGCTTTAAGCCTATGGCTTTGCCATGTCCTACATGTTCTAATCTAGCACAGGCACTAAATAGATTACAGAGGGCACACTTGCCTAATGATGCCTATGATGCCTCCTTAGCTAATTACATTTATGATAGCCCCGCACAGCAAGCTATGATTAGTGATATTCTAAGCAGCTACCTCCCCCATATACCGCCCTCGCTTTTTATGTATGGTAAAAGCGGTAATGGTAAAAGCACTATAAGCTATATCATTGCTAAGCACTTGAGCATGGCGGGCTATAAAGTTAAATATGTGCATCATCATCATGCTTTTCAAAATGAAAAGAAATCATGGGGCACTAATGATAGCTTCTTAGATTCTATGCTAGATAATGTTGATATTCTTTTATTGGATGAATTTGGCGGCCTGGGGGGACGTTCTAATTATAGTGAATGGTTTACTACTACCACTATAGAGCTTATAGGCATCATGTATGAGAAGTACAGAGCAGGGCAGCTAAGCATAATATTAACTAGCAATCTTACGCCTAAGCAAATCTTTACTAAGCTTTTAGACCGTAACGAGATGGCACTTAGTAGACTTCAAAACATCTTTGGTAACCCACTGCACATGATAGGGCCAGATAGACGTGCTAAGGGTCAAGAGGTATCTAGATGGATATAACGCTTATATGGTGCCTCTCAAGATAGTCTAAGCCGTCTCTATTATATTTACTATCTGCACTCACTACCACTGTTTTAAGCCCCGCATGATGAATAAGGCGGGCACATGCTAAACATGGATTAGTACTTATCACCATAGTACACCCCTCTAAAGCTATGCCCGCACGGGCGGCATTAGCTATGGCGTTTTGCTCTGCATGATGACATCCCCACTCTATACGGGTGCCACTCTCTATATGGTATCTATCCCTATCACAAGCCTCCCCACCGCATAGCAAGCCCACTGCTTTACGGGGGGCCCCGTTAAAGCCTGCACTTATGGGATTATTATTAGCATCAATTATAAAGGCCCCTACTTTACCACGTGGGCAGTATGAGGCACTAGCGAATAGTTTAGCATGCTCTAGCCAGTGTTTATGCCACTTATTCATAAGCATACATCCATTATAAACTTAAAGCTTTCGTCATTCTCTACTAGTGCCCTAATAGCCTGGGCATAATATCTGATTTCTGCCTGTGCATCCTTAGCTAGTCTTAGCTGTAAAAAGTGTATTACGGCATGCAGTGAGGCACTCCAATAGCACTCTGTAAACTGAGCCAAGGGCAATATCATGCGGGCTTGCTCACGAGCTACCCCTTGCTTAAGCATCTCTTTATAAGCAGCATAACTATACTCACACGCTGATAAGTATAAGTCTGTGATAGCCTCTTGATTATTCACAGCACCCCCGCTGCCTTGCTTAACATCTTTAATGGACTTACGCCACACATCAGGGCAATAAATGCTATGATCTAGTTTAACATACCGCCCGCTTATCTCATTCCATGAACAGCCTACCTGGTGCTTTTGCCACTGCCTTATTACGAATATAGGGGCCTTAATATGGAATGTAAAAAACGCATGTCTAAAGGGGGAGGTGTGCTTATGCGTCCATAAGTATTTAATTAAATTCTTATCTTTATCTGTTAAGCCGCCCTCTACTCTTTTGCCAAAGCTCACACGGGCAGCATTAACTACACTGGTAGCACTGCCCATGGTATCCACTAGCTCTATAAAGCCAAAGTCATCTATCTTTTTTTTCATAAACTTACTCTTGATTAAGTTAAAGTAATTTATTATAAGTAACATTAGAGGTGATATATGTCTAGTAATAAAACACAAGTAACAGTCTCCCTACTTTCAGAGCAAGTAGAATATTTAGATAGCATAGCAAGTGCCCAAGTTATAAGCAGAGGGCAAGCCGTTAGGCAGATCATACAAGAAATGATGGCCACGGGCGTACCCACTAACTTATCATTAAATGATAGGGTAACTTATTTAGAGAATGAGCGAGATAAGCTTTTTAACTCTATAAGAGATCTTGACTTCCAAATCACAACTATAAAGGGGCAGCTAGATGCTTAATAAAATAATGTTAATAGGTAATGTGGGGGCAGATCCTGAGCAATCCCCTAGCTATAGTAAGCTAGTAACTTTTAATTTAGCCACTTCTGAATATATTAAAGATAAAGAAAGTGGAGAGTTTAAAGATCTTACTACCTGGCATAAAATTAAATGCTTTGGCTATGTAGCTGAGAAAGCACTTAAGCTGGGCAAGGGGTCTAAGGTTTACATAGAGGGTAAATTTAGAAGTGATAGCTACGAAAACAAAGAGGGTAAGAAAGTAACCGCATACTATGTAATGTGTGATAAGATTACGCCCCTTAATAAGCTTACTACTGCTAAAGAAAGATGGGCATCTAATTTAGAAAAGAAGCCAGAGCTAGACTTAGATACTAATGATGGAGGCTTTATTCCATGGGATCAATAGATAACAAAGCTTTAGAGGGTCTAGCTAAACGTGAGGCAGCTAGTGCTAGAGGAGACTTGAGTATAACGCGTACATATAAACGTACTAAGTATTGTGCTGAGATAGTAGACGCCATATGCGATGGTCTAGTAGCGGGCTTATCCATTAAAGCTGTATGTGGTATTGTTAACATTAGTGAGCAGACCTATTATAATTGGATGGAAAAGTATCCAGACTTTAATGAAGCGGTTAATAGCACCCGACCAGCTTTTGAAGCACAGATGCTAGAGATCATTAAGCAACAAGCCCATGATGACTGGCGGGCGGCGGCATGGATACTAGACCGCCGCTATCCTAGAGAATGGGGAGCCCGCAAAGAATTAGATTTAAACGTCAATAAAACAGATGGCACTGAGCAAGTGCTATCGTTTATTAAGCAAGCACAGGATAAACTAAAAAGCTCAACTGGTAATAGCTGAGCTTTTTAGTCTTAACACAAAACACCCCTAAAAAAAGATAGGAGTAAATCATAGCTATCATGAATACTAAACTAAGTAAAGAAGATTTAGAGGCACGTGCTTTAAATCTCAATATCCATAATCACTGCCTCTTTTTATTCGCATCCATGATTAAGCGGTGCAATATGGGCAACTATTATAAGCAGCGTAATCCGTTTACATTTAGAGAATCCACAGGCGGTGAAATCCCTGTATGTGATGCTTTATACTATGATGAGTATGAGCAAGTGCTAGTAATTGAAGTTAAGACTAGGCTAGTTAAAGATAGCCAAGTTAATGTGAAAGACTCAGTTAAAAGTGCTATTCTTAAAGAGTTAAAGAGTGAGCTATTTAATAATTATTTTATAGTGCCCGTCTTTATGTACACGGCCACTAATCGTGATGGGTGGAATTTTAGAGACGCTCAAGTCATGATGTACTATGGTGATAGTAATACTAAGGTATGGACTGAGCCCCGCCCCCTTGCATCTTATTATGAAGACATTAAGGATAGTGGTAGCATTCACGATTTATTTAATAACTTAGATAGGCCCCGATGTGTTAAACTTGAAATTATACCGCCCACACCGCAGTTAGAAACCATTCAAGAGAGGGACAATAAGCCCCCCATGATTTCAAGACGACTTAAGAGCAAATACTTTTATATTAGATATGATCAAAAGCCCTTAAGAGGATGGCAGCATTTACATGATATTATGATGGACTCAGGCTTTTATGATAATTCTAAAAGAGCTACCTCTAATATTTTAAGATCATTAGCGGGGGCCGTGGGCACTGGGGCTATGAGCTTAGTTATAGAGTGGCGGGGTGATATGTTTGATTTAGATAAAAGTACACTAGAGGCTACTCTATATAAGAGCTCTATTAGATACGGCTTTAAACCAAGCTTTTTAGAGATGCTTAAAGAGTCTGACTTACTAATTATATTTATGAATGAGAAGTATATACCCGATGAGGATGATTTTAAACGATTCACTGAGCACATGGATAGTATAAGTGGTAATATTAAATGAGCTACAATTATCTATCATTAGTGCTATTTTGCGTGAAGATAAAGTTATTAGTGCCCGCTGTGGCTGGGGAAGTGGCAAGACTAGTGCTTTAGTGTTTTCACTACTCACAGTGGCTAAGATGAGGCCAGGCACTAGCTCGCTCATAGTGACAGATACCACGCCCCGCTATAACTCAGTACTTATGCCAGAAATAGAGAAGTGGCTAGCCCCTTTAGGGTGGTCTTATAATCACACTAATAAGGTGTGGCTAGATACACATACGGGGTCTAGTGTATGGTGTAGATCATACTATAGGCCAGGTACGCGAGAGGCTACCCACAACCCATTAGAGGGACTTAACATAACAAGCGGGGTAGTATTCATAGATGAATGTCAGACGCTTACAGCGGAGGTGGCATATAAGGCTTTAGGCCGCTTGCGTAGCGGGCCATCCCCCATCATGGTTTTAGTAGGCTTGCCCGTGATAGATGCCTGGTGGTGTAAGCTTGCTGAGCAAGCTAACTGCACACCATTACTCTATACATCTTACGTAAATCAAGATAATCTATCAGATGAGTGGTTTAAGGCCACTGAGCTTTTACCTAATGATGAGCGTGAGGCCATGGTGCTAAATAAACCTAAGCCGCCTAGTGGGCTAGTGTATTCTGAGTTTAACCCAGATAGGCATGTGATAGATAACTTTAAGTATAGTCCATCCATGGGCGGGCGTATCGCTATAGACTGGGGCTTTAGGAAGCCTAGCGTACTAGTTATAGTCTATGATGAGGTTAGGGAAGCATCTATAGTGGTACATGAGATTAACCCGCAAGAGGTCACTATAGAGCAGCTAAGTACAATGATCCTACAAGTAGCATGGCCACGGTCTATGCAGTCATCCGCACCAGGTAAAAGAATATGGATAGATACGGGCGTGGCAGATAAAGCGGGGCGGGCTAGGTCGGACCATACGGGGCTTAGTGCTTTTAGGCTTATCCGTAAAACGCCTAGTGAGGGTGGCATAGGCTTGCCCCTACGCTCTACGACTGACCCTGTAAGGATAGATATTTTAAACGGGGTGCAAAGATTAAAGCGGGCATTTAATAGTAATAAGTATCTTATCACTCGTGAGGTGTGGGAACGGGGGGAGCGGGCCACGGGCAATAGCTTAAGGAAAGCATTATTAAGTTACGCATGGGATACTAAAGAGCAACCTAAGAAAGATGGGCGAGAGGACCCTTTAGACGCTTTGCGGTATGATTGCATATTTCATCACTGGACAGAGTCACACCGCAGCTACACACCACGGGCTAAACGCATTAACAAAGATGTTAAAGTAGGCTCAGCTAAGACTAGGAGCTTTTAATGATAATACATGGCGATAGCTTGCATGAGCTTACTAAGCTAGATGATAACTCTATAGATGCTGTGGTGAGTGATCCGCCTTATGGATTATCCAATATCTCACATAGTGCCCTGATGTCATGTCTTAAAGAGTGGGCACTAGGTAACTATAGTTACTTACCCGCTGCTAAAGGCTTCATGGGTAAATCATGGGATGGCTTCGTGCCACCGCCCGCCTTATGGCGTGAGGTATATAGGGTAATGAAGCCTGGGGCACATGCTCTAATCTTTGCGGGGTCACGTACTCAAGACTTAATGGGGCTATCTTTGAGGGTTGCGGGCTTTGAGATTAGAGATGTTTTACAGTGGCTATATGGTAGCGGTTTCCCTAAGTCTCATGATGTTAGTAAGGCTATTTATAAAATTAAAGGGGCTAATAAGTATGATGGATGGGGCACAGCATTAAAACCCGCTTATGAGCCTATCCTTTTAGTACGCAAGCAACTTATAGGCAGTGTAGCTGAGAATGTTTTAAAGCATGGTACAGGGGGCATAAATATAGATGCTTGTAGAAAGCAGACAGGGGAGGTTTTACATGAGGGGGGTAAAGCAAAGCCTCATCATATATTTCGACATACAAACTATGTACAAAACAATAAAGGCCGCTACCCCATGAATATTATACTAGATGAGCATGCAAGCAACCTGCTAGATATTCAAGCCCCTAGTGTAAACAGATTCTTTTATTGTGCCAAGGCGCAACCTAACGAACGCCAGGCGGGGCTAGATGGGCTTAGAAAAAAAACAAATGCAGAGCTTACAGGCAGAAAAGAGGGATCTGCGGGCTTAGTTATGAAACATAAAGATGGTAGTAAGAAAGCTAACCCCTACGCAGGTATAAGCGGGCAGCAACCTAAAGCTAACATCCATCCTACGGTTAAGCCTATTGAGCTAATGAAGTACTTATGTAAGCTAATCACCCCGCCAGGTGGCACAATATTAGAGCCATTCTTAGGCAGTGGCACCACGGCTATAGCAGCTAACTTGCTAGGCTTTGAGTGCATAGGCATAGAGCGTGAGTTAGAATATGTTAAGGTGGCTGAGGCTAGGCTTAAATATTGGACGCTAAACTATGAGCCTATCTATAGTGATGTTAAAGAAGATAAACAAGATACACAACTAGAGTTATTTTAAAATGAATGATGAGATACTAAAACTATATGAAAACAAGTTTATGCTTAAGCAAGCTATGCGACTTACTAAGAACATAGATAAAGCACATGACCTGGTGCAAGACACACTAATTAAGATTATAGATAATGCTGATAAGTACACAGCTAGCAAGGGCACCCCCACGGGCTTTGTAACTGTAGTCATGCGGCGTATACATTTAAATAATGTGCGTCATGTTGGCATAGTTGCTAGAGCGTTAGAGACATATGCGGCTAGACAAGATGAGCCCATTCATGATGCTACTCAGTATGTATATTGTAGGCAGCTCATAGCCCGCAGTAAATATAAAGAGATACTTAAGTTTAAAGCTTTAGGATATACCGCCCAAGATATAAGTAAAATTATAGGCATGAATCATAATACTATATTCTCACATACTAGAGTGATGCGTGAAGATCTGGCTAACTTAGGATAAAAAAAAAGAGCCATGACCGTAGGAAGTTTAGCTCTTTTCTTTCGCCTCACAGGGAGACCTAATCTTATATGTGATTATCTTTTATCACACTTAAAGCATGGGGTCAAGCATGAATATTAACACAGCTAACACTATCACAGAGCTAGCACGCAAGATGCTAGTAGATGCTAAAGATAATTTTACTCAAGAGGAATACATAGACAGTGTTAAGCTGTTTTGTGACATAGTGAGTAATTTATTACCCCCTAATATTGACAAAGCTTTAGAGGATAGTAATAATAGTCTTAAATAGAGTGGGTAAAAAGTAACCCACGTTTAAGGGTTACTATGAATAATAGAAATACTAAACACTTAAAAGCACGCTATCCAAATTTTAGAACCTACGGAATCACGGGCACACAGCTAAGTGGCGGCAGTATTTCAGGCTATGAGAATAATACACGGTTAACGGGGCTTAACTGGGTTAATGAAGCTGAGGAGATGCTTAGGACTGACCCCGTAGTTAGAAGATCATGGCACATGTTACGTCAGACTTTACTAAGTGCCACATGGCGTTTTGAGCCTGGCATAGAACATGACCCCATGGCAGAGGAGCTAGCCCGCTACGCTAATGAGGCGTGGGGCTTTGATGGCTACGCGGGCCAAATGTCTATGTCATGGGAGGAGCAATTAGCTTATTTATTTGAATATGTACCACTAGGCTATAGATATGCTGAGGAAGTTTATAAAGTGGGGCTTGATAGTGAGGGCCGTACAAAGATATGGCTAGACTATTATGCGGACCGTGAACCCTCAGCACATAACGAGTGGCTTAGTAGAGATGGGCAGCATTTAGACGGGGTGCTTCAAAATACGGTAGGCATCACTAAGATACCTAAGCCCATACCAGCTAATAAGCTACTACTTCTCACGCTTAATAAGACGGGCTCTAATTTTGAGGGCGTAGGAATGTTACGCCCTGTATGGTGGTGGTGGCGTACTAAGCAACGTGTAAGTAATATGATGTGCGTGGGCTTAGATAGATGGGCTATCCCTACACCCAAAGTAACTGTAGATAGATCAGTAGCAGAGCTACAAGGGCTTAATGATTCTGATATAGACGCCATGGTAAATGATGCGGAGGCACAGGCTCAAGCATTCTTAGCCGCTGAGCAAGCATATTTAATAGAGAATGCCGCCGTTAAGTTTGATAGCTATAGCACTACCCCTTATCTATATTCTCAGGGCCCGCTAGATATTATTAAAGAGTGTGACAATCAAATTAGTCAAGCATTCTTAGCACAGTTTGCTAACCTAGGTATAACAGATACAGGCTCACGCTCAGTGGGTGAAGTTCACTTATCCATGTTTAGACGTGCCGCTATTAACTTATGTGACATAGTAGCTAGTAGAGTAAGTGGCGTAGATAGAAGCGGGGCGGGCACCATAGGCCGCTTGATTAAGTTTAACTATGGTGCGGTAGAAGCTAGCAAGTTACCCCGCTTAGTGCACACGGGGCTAGATACAGATGATTTGGCAGAGTCCTTGGGAATGTTAGGGCCGTTAGTTCAATATGGATTATTAACACCAGATGACGAATTAGAGCGGGCTATACGTGAAAGATTAGGGGCGGGTGACTTGCCAGAGGATGCCCAAAGATCAGCACTAGAGAGAACTGCCACAGCTAACGCCACAGGCGGGGGGGCGGCTTTACTCGCTGAGCAGCTTATTAGGAGGCGGCGTAATGGTTAAGCGTACACAGGCACAGACGCCCGCACCGCCTAAAGATAGAATTAAGGGCAGCACTAAAAACCCAGAGGGTAGTGCTAGTGGCTCACGTGGTGATATTAAAATATCAGAATCCACAGAGAAAGCCTTGGTTAATCTACGCAATAAGCATAACGATAAGTATAAGTCACCTAAAAAGCGTGTAGACATGGGCAAGCTTAAGGCAGTCTATAGACGTGGGGCGGGGGCTTATAGTGTATCTCATAGGCCTAATGTTACAAGCCGCGAGCAGTGGGCACTAGCCCGCGTTAAAGCATTCCTAAAACTTGTGGGCACAGGTGAGAGAAAAAAAGCCTATACAGGTGATTTAGATTTATTACCCGCTGGCCATCCTCAAAAGTCAGACGCTAAGACAGAGGCCACGGCATTAGCTATGCCTCAAAAGTATTCACATATAAACTTCACCCCTCCCAAGGGGGCACAAGAGGCGGCGGCTAGGGCTCTAAAGAAAAGAGCAGAAAAGCCCCCCTCTCAGCGTGGCATGACCTCAGTAGGCTTAGCACGTGCCCGTGATCTAGCTAACGGCCGTGAGCTATCCCCAAATACAGTGCGTAGAATGCTTGCATACTTTACCCGCCATGAGGTGGATAAACAAGGTAGCACTTGGGATGAGTACGGCAAGGGCCGCCAGGCGTGGGATGGCTGGGGCGGTGATGCGGGCTATTCTTTTGCTAAGAAAGTAGTTAAACAAATGAACGCAGCGGATAATAAAACGCAATCCCTTAGAGCGTATGGTGAGGCTATTCTTTTAAGTGATAGCTCATCTTATGACGTGCCAGAGGGACTAACAGTAGGCAAGCCATTTAAGACATTATCACTGGGTCAAGTATCAAGCAGGCTCAGTGGTGACAAAGTAGGCAAGCCCATAGATCAAGATTTACTAACAGAGCTAGTGCGGGTATTCAATGAGCATAAAGCAGAGTCACCCGTGATTATTGACTGGCAGCATGCTACTAGCCCATTTCAAGGGGGCACACCCGCCCCGCCCGAAAGTGGGAACGCACTAGGCATGATAGTAGATTTAGAAATTAAAGAAGATGGCCTTTATGCTGTGCCCGCTTACAATGAGCGGGGCTTAGAGGTTGTTAAAAATGCGGGCGGAGTCTTGTGGTCAAGCCCTGAGTATATCCACGGCGACATATTCAGTAGGGGAGATGGCAGCAAGCTAGGTGAGGCCCAGCTTTTAGCTATCACGCTCACACCCCGCCCCGCACAGTCACATAACACTATTGATCGTATTACATTAAGTGAGGAGCTAAATATGGATGATCAAGTAAAAGAGCTCATGGCTAAACTAGAGGCTAAGGATGCCCTAGTTAAGCAACTTGAAGCACAGCTCGCAGATATGAAAGCTGAGAATGAATCTAAGCTTATGGCTGAGGATGAGAAAAAAGAAGAGCTTAAAGAGCATTATGATGATGATAAGTCTAAGATGGCTGAGCATGATGATAATGAGAAAAAATCAGAGGATGAGAATGAGGATGAGGACAAAGTTAAAAAAATGTCTGAATCATTCAATACATCCAATGTAGCTCTACTTAATGAAGTGCAAGCACTTAAAGAGCAGCTTAACACTGTAGTTAAAGAGAATAACGCTATTAAGTGTGATAAAGCGGTTAATCAACTTCTTAGTGAGGGCAAGATTACACCCGCTGAGCGTAAGTTTGCTGTAGATGCGTGGCACATGAAAGAACTACAACCCACATTTTGGCAGATGTTTAGCGAACGCCCCAGCGGTCAAGCTGTACCCCTACAAGAAGTGGGCCACGGTGCAAGCGGTCAAGAGATCTCTAAAGCTACTTTAAGTGAGAAGATCAAGACTTTAGCTACTGAGAAACAAATCACATTTAGTGAAGCTTTAAACATTGTGCGTGATCAAGATCCCGTATCTTATCGCAAAGCTTATGGAGTTTAATAATGAATAATCAAGTACATTCTTTTATTTGTGCTAGTGCTGTCACTGAGTACTCACTAGTAAGTGTAGACAGTAACGGCAAAGTGGCTATTACTACTTTACCTACAGACGTGGCTTGCATTGGTGTAGCACAGCGTGCCGCATCTGCGGGTGAAGCTGTGGACGTGGTAACAAGCGGTGAAACTAAAGTAATCTCAGGTGAAGCGGTAGCAGACCTTAGTGCTACCCCTCGCTTCTCTGCGATGGCTGGCGGTAAGGTACAACCCGCAGAGGCTACGGACTCTACGTTTTTCCCTACATGCTTTGTCATTCCTAACGTAAATCAAACGGGCACATCTATCAATGATCAAATCTTGGTAGAATTTAGACGCCCATCTATCCCATTAGCATAAGAGGAGTAGGATAATGGCAAGTTCATATAGCAATATCCATCCAGTAGACGAGATCTTAACAAGCCTTGTAAGTGAAGTAATCCCTAGTGATTCTCAGCTTATCGCGGGTCAAGTATTTGAGAATGTAAAAGTACCAGAGCGTAGCGGCACATTCTTACTAGAAAACACACGTAACTTTATGGGCTCACCAGAGTTAGACTTAGAGCGTGCACCTGGTGCGGGCCGTGCTAATATTGGCTCATTTGATAGAACGTCTTTAACTTTCAAAGCTAAAATCTATAGTGCTCAAGATAGTATCGCTATGGAAGATATTATTGATAGTCAATACCCAGGCAGTGAAGAGCAACGCATCGCACGTAAAGTAAGACGTACTATGATGCTAGCTAAGGAGAAACGTGCGGCGGATTTATTATTTGATACCGCATCATTTACTAACGCGACATGCACAGCGGTTATGGGTGGTCAAGTTAACGCAGCGGGCACGGATGCACTTACAGGCTTAGATAAGCTTAAAGACTTAGTGTTTGCGGCGGCCCATGGCATTAACCCAGATACTATTGTTTTAGGCCGTGGTGTAGCACGTGCTTTAGCTCGTAACCCTGAGTTTAGATCTTACTTATCAGTGGGTGACTTTACAGGCGCGGGCGTAGGTATTGCTAGCGGCGGTAGCTTAGTGCTTAATGATAGTGCTGTGCAAGCAATCATTAGAGACGTGCTAGGAATTCCTAATGTCTATGTAGGTCAAGCACGCCGTGAAACTGCGGTACCTGGTGCGACATCCTCAGAAGCTCAGATTTGGAATGATGCTTACATCTTCTGTGGTATCCTTAAAGGTAGTGATGCTATCGTACAAAAAAGCGGTAATGTCAAAGGTATGCCTGTGGCTGCTCTTAACTTTGACTTTGGCAACATGGTAGCGGGTCAATATGATTCACTAGACGCTACCCGCCGCTATGTCTACGCAGAGGAAGTACAACAGTTTAAAGCTATTGACTCTACCCTTGGTTACATCTTAACATCTTGCATTTAATGTAGTGAGTAACCATGTGTGATAGTGCAACCCCCACATTATTAAGTGAAGTTGACGCAGATAAGAAAGCAATAGCAGACTTAAAAACGCAGCTATCTAACCAAAGTGGGGCACGTGCTGAAATCACGAAAGCTAAGATAAATGAGCTTAAAACAATTATCAAAGCTGAGAATACTATGAAAGCATCCCTAGCACGTGCTAGGGGTAGCTTTCTAAAAACTTTAGAGACTGCTATAGATGCCACTAATCCTTTAACGCTACTATCTCTAAGTAGAGATCAGCTAGTAGACTTCATACTTAAGGGGGGCATGGGTATAGCAGTGGATGACTTTATTAACCAAGCTGATAAAATCACGCAGTCAGTTAATAAAACTATGAGAACAATACAGCCAGGGCTAGGCATCACAAGCACTATACAAAATGAGCTAGATATTATGCAGACCGCAGCGGTAGAGGGTGTGTTTGATGATGTCATACTCCCAACTATCACAGCGGGCGTGCGTGATGCACTTACAGCTATAAGCGTAGATGTACCCGTTGGCTCTGCCATGTCTGCTTTAGCACTCAAGATGGAAAAAGCACAAGGTAGGCAGCTCACAGAGATTAACACTAAGCTTAGTATGTATGGGCGTAGTGTGACTGCGGCGGTGGCTGAGGATGCGGGCATTAAGTATTATTTATACACAGGCCCCATAGATGGGTTAACTCGTAAGTTTTGCTTACCGCTAGTAGATAAAGTGGTAAGTGATTCACAGATGAGACGCTTAAACAATAGGCAAGGTCTTAGCGTAAAGACTGCGGGCGGGGGTTATAATTGCCGCCATTCATGGAGCCCCGTAACAGAGGGCTTTATAAAAGCCGCACAGCTAGACAAAGCTACTACTAAAGATATATCTAACGCTAATAAGGGAGCTAGGAAATGAAAAAAGCCGTTACGAGTCAAGACTACACTTTTACATGGAATAGCCCCGCCCCCATAAGTGGCACGCCTAGTGTAACTTTTAAAGCGTCTAGTACTGTCACTAGTAATCTGACTCACTCACGGGCAGATATTAGCGTGACTGCTATAGCTAATGATAGGCGTACACTCACTATAGCTAGTAGTACTAGTTTAGAACGTGATCAAGAGCTATGCTTTTTAAAGACAGATGGGGATGCTTGGTATAGTGTAAAAGTAATAAGGATAGTGGGCACCACTGCTATATTAGCTGAGCCCTTACCACGCGAGATAGACTTATCTAGCGCAGCGGCTTTAGAGTTTTCTACCTGGTATGTCACTGCCTCATCTGCTAATGTCACTAGTACAAGTGGCACTTATCAATATGAGATTAGCTACACGGTAGACTACGGACAGAATACACAAAATAAGCTAGATAAAGGTGTGATTAAAGTCACCCCTAGGCCCTTTGACACTGGGCTAGATCATGAGTCACTAGTTAATAAGTTTGCTTCACTAGGTGACTTAGTGCCAAGGCGTCAAAGTGATTTTAGCCCACAGATTAAGGCGGCTCTAGATGAGCTATCTTTAATGCTTAGAAATAGGCTTATAGATTCAGATGTAACAGAGGATGAAATCTTTAACGCTACTGACTTTGAGTTATGCCACGCATACTGCACAGCGGCCCGTATCTATGAAATGAATTTACAGCTAGATGCCGCAGACGCTATGCGGGCACGTTGCATGGAATTATTAGACCTTGCTCTTAGAACTGTAGATTTAGATTTAAACGGGGATGGGGTGCTAGATGAGGGTGAGCTTAACCTAGAAAAGTCAGGCGGTAAAAGCACAGACTTTAGGGCATCATGGCGGGCTTATAATAAATCTAGCTATGACTCTACCTTTAACCCCGCTAGGGCAATGAGGCACTAACCATGGGCGTTAAAGTAAACCTAACCTTACCCGCCTCAGTGTGGGAAGTGCAAGACACTAAGCGAGTGGCTCTAAATACCGTAGCCACTGTTAAGCGGCGAACAGCAAGTGGCATAAGCTCAGAGGGTATCCCGTTTAAAGAATACTCTACAAAGCCGCTTTATGTGGCTTACAAGGGAGCACGCCTTAAGCCTAAGGGCGGGCGGGTATCTCGCACGGGTAAGAGTGTATATTATGCGGGGGGCTATGAACAATATAAGCATGAGTCACGCAAGCGGTCTAAAACTAATCAAGATGTGGGGGGACGCACTCAGAGTGCAGAGGTAGACTTAGTACTTAGTGGGCAACTTATAAATAATCTAGTAGTACTAGAGGCTAGCTTAACTAAGTTTAGGATAGGACTTACTAAGCACGTTAGACACTATGGTTATTTTGTACATGAGAAGCGGCCTTACATTGGCTTGACAGATGACGAAATAAATATTTTAGTAGATGCTGTGGCCTATGATATTAGCCAGAAGTTAAGGGGGCGTAAGATATGAGCCGTGGCATATTTGAAGCTTTAGACTATATAAAAGATATGATTCAAGACATCTTGCCTAAAACAGATACGCACCACGGATTCATCTGTATAAATGATGGTAGCGGGCTAACCACGTCATTAAATGATAGATTTGAGGGGCAGAGGCAATTTACACTAGAGCTTTTAGGACTGCCTTTAGATGATGGGTCAAGCGGACTTAGTGGACGTAAGCGGGTAACTGTAGAAGTGCATATTAGATATGCAATCCCTAAAGAAGAGGGCTTTAAAATTCGCATTATGACTGAAGATGCTAGTAAGATTATAGACACAATAAAGGGCCCGCAGTATAATTTTAATACCACAGGCATTATAAGCGTAATACCTGGCACCTCACGTGCTGAGATAATTACTGATAATGTGGGAGACACTATAGGCCACCTGCTTATAGTACCTTTTGATTTACTTTACTTGGAGGCTTAAAGATGAGCGTTACACATAGAACACTGGGCGTAGCTCAAGAGTCAAGCTTTGGCTCACTATCTGCTACTACTAACTTACCCGACAATAGCGGATACACTTATATATCTATTCCATGTGAGATGGACCCCATTTTAATTTATGGTGAGCCTGTGGCTAGTGAGCGTAATGATGCTAGAGACGGTAATTACTTTAATCAACCTGAGCCAGACACCGTATGGAGTGGGGGCAATAGAGTACGCCGCCGCACGGGTCAAGTACAGCTAAGAGTAGACTTAACTACTATAGGCACAGCGGCTAACACATACGATGCTAACTATCTAGGCTATCTTTTAAACGGTGGCTTTTTAAATAGAACTAGCGGCATTACAGAAGCCACAGTGGCAACTATTACAGATACTAATAGCTTCACGGTAGCAAGCGGGGGCCCTACAGCTAGTGACGTGGGTACACTCATTAGCACTATTCTCAATGGTAAAGTAGAATACTCAGCTATTACAGATGATAGTGATGCATCTAGTGATATTACAGTTAGCCCCGCCTTTAGCTCTGGCTTTAGCGGTACTCCTGTGATTAGAGGCACTCAGACATATTACCCTGGTAGCCGCACATTTACGGGCACATATACTAACTCACTCACCTTTAGAGTAGATGGCGTTAACTTTAGAAGCTATGCCTATGGATGCGTTTTAGAGTCCTTAGCTATTAGCTTAGATAATGGGCGACTTATGGGTGACTTCACCTATCAAGCGGCACTTATACAAGATGATCATGGTAGCGCGGTAGGTCCTATTGAGCCACTCTATAACACAGGTGCCCCGCCATTCTTTAGAAATAGCTACGTAGTAGTTTCAGACGCCGCCCCCTCATCTCGTGTAAATGCTAGCACAGGTGATAAGCTAGGGCGTATTGAGTTAGACTGTGAAGATTTTAGTTTAACTGTGACTAATACATTAACACCACTAGGCACTAGTGAGAGTATTCTAGCTATGTCCAACATGGACATTAGCGGGGTAGATGTAGAATTAACGCTCACGCTATCCACTGTTAATACTACTATTGCTAATGATTATTTCAACAAAACACTACGTCAAGTGTTAATAGGTACAGGCCCTAGTGCAGATGGGGAGGGGTGTGCTATCATGTTACCCGCCGCTATGCTTACTAATGATCCTAGTGCCTATGATGTGAGTGGTAACGATATTGTTAGACAAACACTTACATATAAACAAGCACGTTACGCGGGTGACGTATCCGAGGTTAACGCTGCTAACTCACCCTTTAGATTAGCGTTAGGTATCTAGTATGGCTTTGCACTTTTCCACATCTACAAATGATCTTTTTAAAATAGTTGTCTCGTGTGATCCCGCCGTTAACTTTACAGATGAAAGTAAAGCGGCTTACTTTAACACGGGTGACTTATCACTATTAGATGTGGGTGAAGATGCAACAATCATAACATTAAAGCCCCTAGGGCCACAGGATAGAGAACGGGCAGAGATTAGGGCGGGGGCTTTTACTCGTAGCGAATTAGGCAAGCTCCTATGGATAGAGGCACCCAATGACAGAGTAGAGCATGCTAGATGGCATCATGAGTTAACAGAGGATGAGCGTGAGGCACTAGCTAGCTATGAGTCTTACATATCTAAATCTTATGTAGAGTATGTGAGAGAAGCACTTGTTAGCATAAATGATGAGCCCGCCACTATTGACATGATCAATAGCATAAGGCCAGAGCATATGCGTATAACTACTATCACAGAAATAGTGCTCCACTTACAACGGGTGAGTTTACTAGGTGATGTGGGAAAATAGCACTAGCCTCTGCCATATGGATACCGTTTAGTAGCGGTAGGGGCTGGGATTGCTCGCAGTGTACAAATAACAGAGGGTTAAGACGCTTGCGGGGTAACTGCGGGGGCACGTTTAAAAAAGGATTGCCACAGGCGTTAGAGGATGAGCAAGGGCTATACATGCCAGGCTATAGAATAGCCCCTAACAGTGGTGAGGCTTATAGTGATCTTAAAATTAGATCATGCCCCATAAGTAATATGAATAGACTAGCTCTCATAGTTAACAATTATTCTAAAATTAAAAACAAGCTCTTATCGTTTAGCGAACTATACCCGCATCCCACGTGTGCTATAGTTGAAAGCATAGAAATTTTAGACTATAATCATGAGCAGATGTTAAATAGAAAGCATAAGCAAGCTCTAGAGGAGGCTAATCATGGCTAAAGGTGGCACTATAGAAATAGAGGTAGAGCTTCAGGGCACACAAGACATAAAAGAGGGCTTAGGCTCTATAGGCACAGCGGGTAAAGCATTAGCAGCTAATATGGGCGTAGCTAATGAAAAGCTAGGCGAGGGGTTAGAGAGTGTGGGGGAGTCAGTTTTTAGCGTAGTAGATAGTTTTTCAGAATTAAAAAAAGGTATAAGTGCGGCATCTGGTGCGGGCATTAGTGGGTTTACAGCTTTAATAGGCCCTATCGGTATGGTAGTTACTGCGGGCTTTACACTATACGAAACATTTAAACTAATTAGCGGGGCAGCACAGGAAGCGGAAAAAGATGAGGTGGCCATGGCGGCGGCGGCTTCTGACTTACAAAGCAAGCTAGAGTCACTAAATGAAAAGGGGGTAATCCCATCTCAGCAAGAGATGGAAAAATTTACCATGGCCACTATAGAGGCTCAGTTTGCTAAAGAGAAATTGCAGGGCAGGCATGAGAAACTTACTAAGGTGGTTAGAAAGTCTTATCAAGCTACTCAAGATTTAAGAGAGGCTACTGAGAATTTAGTAGAGACAGAAAAAGAGGGCTTAGGTATAGAGCTCATTTTAGACGCTGCGGCACGTCAGTATAATAATGCTCTAGAGGCACAAAAGGAAGCTAAGGAAGCCCTAAGACTAGAAATAAAAAAGTACTTGGGTGAGCAAAAGGCACTAGCGGCCGCTATTAAAGAGGGGGCTAAACAAGAGAAAGAACTAGAGGAACAATCTGCGGAATCATTAAAAGCTAAAAATAAGGAGCTTATAGGCAAGCAAAAGGCTTTAAAATTGATGCAAGCAGAGACTAATCTATCTGAGAATCAATTTAAAATTAAAAAAGTAGAGATTGAGCAAGCGGCCCAGCTAGCACTTTTAAAAGTAGAAGAGAATGAAGAAAATCAAAAGTTTTTAGTGGGTCAAAAAAAAGCACTAGACGCTAGCATAAAGACATTTAATCAAGAAAGTCTATTAAGAAAAAAAGCCGCTAAAGATCAGGATAACATAAGAAAAGAGATTAAAAAGAAACGAGATCAAGAGGCCGCCCAGCTTAAAGCGGCTAGGGATAGGGCTAAGCGTGATGCTGAGATATTAGCTAAAACTGAGGAGGCGGCGGCACTGCGGGTGCTTGCTGAGAAGTCACGCATCACACAGCTAGAAATAGAGACACAAGAGGATAGCACACAAAAAGAAATTAACCTCGCTACCCATAGGTATGTAACACAGTTACAACTTGCTAAAGATAATCTTAATCAACAAAAGATAGCTATCTTACAATTTAATGCAGAGCTTAAACGCATACGAGATAAAGAGACACAAGAAGAGATAGCGAGAGTAAAACAAGCTCAAGCACTCAAGATGGATGCGGCTAAGTTTGACGCTCAGCAAATAAAGAACGGTTTAAATCGTGAGCTAGAATTATTAAGATTGAATTATGAGGAGAAAGTAACGCAAGCGGAGGGCAATGAGGCACAGATAACAGAGCTCACTAGGCAGTATGGTATAGATAGACAAAAGCTTATGAGCTCACAAGCTGAGCATATGAAAGCTGTATTTAGTGACATGTTCGTTAGCTTAGGGCGGGGCATGGCTGCGGCGGCTTATAATGCTATCTTTTTTAGTGACTCATTAAAGGAAGCCACTGCTAATATCATCAGGGGCTTAGGTGAGCAAGCTGCGGTAGAATCTTTAATGCAGACCGCTAAGGGGTTCGCTGCTTTAGCGAATCCGTTTACAGCTTTTCAAGCACCAGGCTTTTTTAAGTCTGCGGCTATCTTTGCGGGTGCCGCTACTATAGCGGGTGCCACATCTGCGGCTATGGGTGCGGGTGGCGGCGGTGGCGGTAGCATGGGCGGTGGCGGTGCATCTGTCATGGGTAGCCCTCAAACTGCACAGGCCCCACAGCGTGAGGAGGCTACTAGCTCAGCATTAACATTTAACATTAACTTTAGCGGGGCAGTTGTATACGATACACGCAAGGCGGCTGAGATGGCCCTAGCTGATAGGGTTACTAGAATAATGAACACTCAAAGACGCGGGGCCCCGCGTGCTAGGAGGGCTTAATGAATCCATCCCCATCACCTGACTTTGCCCTATTAAGTGCTGTAGACATTACCGCCTTTACGGGTAATTTATTTACTCGTACGGGCTCAATAAGTGCGGGCCTATTTACTAAAAAAGTATATGAGGATATGATCACATTCCTTAATGGCCGTGGCATGTCAAGTGGCAATGATTTACCCGCCTTGCTTTTAGCTTCCTCTAACTTTGGTACAAACTGGCACATTGGCATAGATGCTAATGATAAAGTGGAAATAAGTAGCACGCATAATTTTAGAATAAAATTTAATAGTGCATCTACCGCGGATGGCTTAACAGATGTTTTAGGCATTGGTACTAGCTTTGTGGCGTATAGTGGTAGCAGTGCGACAATAGGCAACCCGCTTTTAACATATGCAATTACAGCTCCTAATGACTGGCTAAGAGGTGAAGTGATTAGCTTCTCATATATTATAGAGGAAGTGGGCGGGGGTGCGTCTTCCTTTACGTGGAATTTTGCGGGCGGGGCTCAAGATTTAATCGTAGCATGTAGGGCTAGGGGTAATGCGGATATAGATGATAGTGCAGAGTGTTTAGAGTCTGAGGACTTATTTAAGCATGCGGGGGCAGATATAAGATGGTATTTAGATAACAATGGGCACGTTAAATGCTCATATGTGACAGCACCAGATATAACATGGAATAATAATGATTTTAGGAACCGCCTAGGCTTTACGGGTAGTGAGACAGTAGAGACAGTGAACTTTTATTCTGTGATCACAGCGACACACCCCGCACCTGGTGTGCTAAAACCTACGCGGCCTTATCAAGCATCTCATTTATCAGTAGAGAATGCGAGCCAAGCTAGACGCAAGATAAGTGGGGGCTATACTGCTAATTATGTGGGTACATACATCACCACTAGCTTACTCTTTGACTTAGACGCTAGGCTAGACACAGTAGACTTATATAGGCACTTTACAGATAAATTTATTAACTTCATTAGCGAGGGTGAGAGAATTAACTTTTATCAGGTGTGGGGGGACTCAAGACGCACGCTTATTAGTGAGAATGTTAATGATGATCAGCCCGCCCATGATTTAGTTTATACTTCCTCGCGTAATGGATACGAGGGACGCATAAGAGCTAGCTTGATTACTAAAGAATATGAGCTAGCATATCCAAGTAGCTTGCGGCGGCGGGTACCCGTAAGAATGAGGTTAGAGCACTTATGAGTAATAGCTATAATTCAAGTACTATTTTAGCGGACCCATCTAGCGTGGTAGCGGGTAGACAAGTAGATTATGAAACTATCCAACGTATAGCCAATGCTAATAACTATAGCTTTGGCGTGGGGGCTTGTCATAATGTGCTTAGTCAGTCATACGCAGATATTACATTTATACAAGATAGCGGCTCATTTACAGAGATGAGTGAGTGGCGTATACCATTGGCATCATTACAGCATAGCACACTAGAGATAGTAGTTAATTATAAAATACACGGTACGGCGGTAGGCTTAACATCTAATATTAAATTTACATTAGATGTGGATGGGGGCACCTCAAGTGTAACTATCAATCTGCCTAATTCTACTAACGGCATAGCTAATGATGATCTAGCTATCACTATGCCTAGCCCCAGTGCTACACAGGTCTACTACGGTACTCTTACATGTGAAGTGCAAGCGGACGCCGCTAATAATTCAGAGGTAGAAATTAAAAGTATCATGGCAAGATGGAAGCCCTTAACCTCACCACTATCTACAAGCATTTTATATCAGTATGATAGTAGCCCCGCATATTATCCTAAGGGTACTACCCGCACAGGGCATAACCAAGCACTCACATCTAGATATGGGCACCAGGTAATAGACAATATAGAACTATTAAGGACTCGTTTAAAAAGTTATTTAACATGGTCACCCGTTTATAATGCGTCATCATCTATATTTACTAATCCACAGGATGGGGCGGCTCCTGAGGTCTACCTTAGCATGGGGCATATAAATACGCTTATATCACAAATTTTGATAAGTAACGGGTGGGATAATATGACAAATAGAAAACTAGAGCTTCATGTAAGATATATCACAGACAGCATAGATAAGAGCATAGACTTTTTTAATAATAGTATTGAGCTAGTTACAGGTGCGGGCGGGGCAGTGCGGTGGGATGAATACACACTAGAGCTAGACTATGGGGCTTTATCCACAATAGGCGATACTAATCTATCTTATTATACTGCTATGTTAGATAACACTGATAATAATTTTAGTATACTTGGTAATTTTAATAATATACCTGGCGTTAAGTATCCTGCAATAAATCCCAGTAATCATGGCTTTATTATTGGCTTAGGCTTAATGGGGGTGTAAATGTTAATACAGACGGCTTATAATCCATTACCTAATAAGCAAGCATGCAATAATGGGGCAGTCCTAATGGGCTCATCTATTTCTAGCATGTGTGCCGCCCTATCTCAATTAACACATATTAAGTTTTTAGGTATGGCTAACTATCCTATTATGCGTAGTACCTATACGCCCTTTGGCGTAACCCCTAACACTGGCATACTATCCACTACTAGCCTAATTACTATGTCTAAGGGCTATACAGAGGGACATAAATTATTTTATGCTAGTACACCTATAAGTACTTATCTATGTGTTATCGTTGCGTATGAGAGTGGTACTAATGATAGTGACCCCTCAAGTAATACATTCTCACCTAAGATAGATATAGAAGTTAAAGCACTTAATGATAGCGGTAGTGGCTATGTAGAGGTAGCCACTGCGGACTATGGTATTAGCATGGATAGCACTAATAGTGTGCTTTTACAAAGTGCTTATTATGATGCGGGTAGACATGGCTATGTACATATTATAGACACTGGCATAAATATACCCCCCTCACCTCCTACAAACATTACCCCAGTGCCACCCCGCCCCCTCTATTTACCCGCCACAGCGGGGGGCTATAATGTAAGGGGGGAGGTGGTAGCTATAAATGTAGATGCTGAGGACTGTAAAATTAGACATGTGACAATATTAGATATTTATACACCAGAGGTGGCACCATGATAACTAGTGATTTAGGGCGGCGTGTATTTTGCTTACAAGTGGCGGGCTTGCCATATCGTTATCATAGCATCACCCCGCCAGCTAGCACTAATTTAGATGCTAATATAGCCACAGGTCTAGCCTATACAGACGTGCAGGGCATTATAAGTGTAGGAGCTTTTAATAGTTCTATAGATCCCAGCGGGGGGCTAGCTAGTTACTCACCACTATCTATAGAACTATCTATAAATAAAGATGGCTCATCTAGTGACCCTGGTATTATATTTGGCCGCGTGGGTAAAAGGTCTAGCGGAGTAACACAATGTAATTTAGATGAGGTGCTTAATTTTGATACACTACCGCAAACAATAGATATAGATAAAGATTTATCGTCATTATCTACCCCCCGCTTAGTGCACATAGGAAGCGAGACATTTAGAGCTAGTGCATTTACATCTAGCACCGTTACTGTAGATGAGAGGGCGGTAGGCGGTAGTGAGTATCAATATCATGCTATAAGCTTGCAAGGTTCTAGCGTGCCTATCTTATCTACTGAGATAACTATATTTAGAGGGCGGCGGTGTAAGCTATTTATAGCCTATCAAGATAGTAGTGGTAATGTATCGGATTATGAATGTATTATCAATGGCTTTATAGAGTCATCACCTAGCATAGAAGATGGGGACGCAGTGGCCTTAAGTATCTTGCCACTTGTAAGCTTAATAGATAGTGAGCTCGCAGATGCCAAAAAAGGTATCTCGTATTTATTACATGGCTTTCATTACTTTCATACACAGTCTAATATCTTTGAGTATGGCAGTGCGTGGGGCAATGATTACTTTTTACAGTTAAGCAACCCCACGGCTATTAGTGGCACACAAACGACTATAGAAGTAGATGCTCCTCAATTTTATTTAGATGACATCTTTGACATTAACAGACCTAATGGCGAGGGCTTTATAAATCCTCATCCACGTTACCCGCTGCTTTTAATTGGTGCTATAGAATATGCCACTTTTCCCATAGCGTTTAGTACAGTGGGCACACCTACAATAACTATAGATCACACTATAACGGGCTCAGTTAGTCAAGCTACTATATTAAGCTACTTTACGGGCACTAATAGAGGCTATGGCAAGATACCTAAGCGAGGCGAAATTAAGCGAGTTAAAATAGGTACTAATGAGCTTAAGGTATGGCCTGAATGTATAAATGATGCACTCTTTAGCCAAATCTCTACCACATCACATCAGGGCGTAGATGGCGTTAATCATGCTTTATCTTTTAGCGGTAGCTATTCAAATACTAGCCTACGGGCTACCCCGTTAGCAGATCAGCGGGGGCGGTCACCAGGTCACCAGGGTAAAGTGCATTTATGGTATAGTTCACACTGGTATAATCAAAGCCCTAATTTTAGGTATGCTTATTGGCCCACAGATAACAATGAGGATACAAGCCCCTTAAGCAATGAGAATAGATTATTTTATCCGTTAGACTATTGGAATGATGGCACTAAGCCTAACTTTGCGGGTAGCTCTTTAAAAGTAAGGACTATAGAGCTGCCTAATAGGCGTTATGATAGTGCTGAGATCTCAATTAATGTAGCCCTTGCATATCATCAGGGTAACGAGACTAGCATATTATTAGAGCAGTCCTTAGGCTTGCCCATCTCTGCTACACCTGGCATCTATTATGGCATCCAAGTACATACCTATGACTATTATCATAAACGTACTAAAACTTTATATTATCAAGCATCACATGAGGAGGCAATAAGCTACGGGGGAAGTACAGTAGGCTACCTATTAAAATTAAGAGGTAGCCACTATGAGTTAGATAACGGGCACTTTGGAGACTGGCAAGGTGAAGATAGAACACAAGTTACCAGAGGTGTTTTAGCGTATGAAATTACACCAGGTGAGATGATGCTAAGAATTTTGCAGAGTGGCGACGGTGGCAATAATGGGGCTTATGATACACTAGGCGTGGGCTTGTCTATTCATCAAGATAATATAGACGTAAATTCTTTTTTAACTAATGGCACAAGCACTGTGGCTGCTTTAAATAGTAACTTTTCAATAGATGACTTTAACCCACGTGACTTTATAGATGGCTTGTTAAAGTCCTTAGGCTGTATTATTACTATGAAGCGTACAGCTGGGGGCGTGCCTAAAATCACGTTAACCCCTTTAGCATCTGAGAATGATAGATTTATTAGTGCTACGATAGATGCGGGAGACTTCCTTAGTGATAGGCCACCCACATGGTCTATCTATGAGGATATAGTAACACAGATAGAAATTAAATACGGGTGGGATAATGATAGTAATGAATTTAGGGATAGCGTTATTTATAATAATCAAGATGCTATTAACAGATATGGGGGGGAGAAAAGCAAGATAAGTTTAGAGCTCTACGGAATAAGTATTGATGAGATAGGGGCGGGTGCGGGTGATGCCTATAACTACTTCCTCCCCATAGCTGCCCGTGTGTTTAATGTGCTTTCTAATCCTATGCGACTATGGACAGGGGACATAGGAACGGGTAAAAGCATCTATTTAGATGTGGGCTCATATGTTAAATGCACCTCACCACATCTAAAGGGCATGGGTGATGAGTATGGCATAACAGATGAAATAGGCATGATAAAGAGTATCAATCAAGAGCTTATGTCAGAGGGATGCAGTTTAGAAATTATTAAAACTGGCATCATATCTGTTAATTGGAATAGCACCCTAAAAGTAACTTTTGTCACATCTACCACAGAGTTAACAGTATCTACTAATGAATTTAGTGATGATGATACAAGCTTCTTTAGCGTGGGGGATGTGGTAGACTTCTTACCCTATGGCAATGAGGATGGGGCAATAACGGGGCTTAAAATTTTAACTATAGTGGGGTCGCTTATAACTTTCACTAGTGCTCATGGCGTGAGTACACTAGGCACACTAGAGCCTACGGTCTACACATCTGCGAGCGATGCACATAAAAAAGATGCGTATCTAGCTAGCAGTGGTATACTAGGCATAGCAGATGATGCACAGGAGTATAACTAGATGAAACATCTTACTAAAGCACAGCTTATAGAGCGTTTAAATGATGTGAGTGATGACTTGAGAAGATCTAATAGAG